GCCGGTTCCTCCTTCGGTCGTAATGATGAGCGTTTATGCAGCAAACGATAAGGTTGCAGCCGAATGGTTTGCTCCAGCAGGTCTAAACCGTGGTGGTATTCCAACCGCCGTATCTGTTGCTGACAGATTGACACATACTGAACGTGACACTCTATACGAAGGTCACGTAAACCCAATCGCCGCATTTCCTGGTCAAGGTGTTGTGGCTTGGGGTCAGAAGACGCTACAACGCAATCCAAGCGCATTGGATCGCGTAAATGTTCGCCGTCTGTTGATCGCGCTGAAGAAGTTCATCGCTTCTTCTTCGAGATTCCTAGTATTCGAACAGAATGTGGCAACAACCCGTCAGCGCTTCCTAAATATCGTAAATCCATATTTGGAAAGCGTACAACAGCGTTCTGGTGTATATGCGTTCAGAGTTGTTATGGATGACAGCAACAATACACCTGATCTAGTTGATCGTGGTATATTGTATGGTCAGATCTATATTCAGCCAACACGTACCGCCGAAATGATTGTATTGGACTTCAATGTACTACCAACAGGTGCTGCATTTCCTGGAGCCTAATATATAAAAAGTTAAAATCAAAAGCCCACCGAAAGGTGGGCTTTTTTATTGCTATTATAGTATATTTGTGTATATTTATAATGTATGCATATACTCCTAAAATCATTATTGAAAGAAGTTGAACAGAAAGAAAATCCGTTAAAATATCAGTTTTATTGTGATATGGACGGAGTACTCGTTGACATGGACGGCGGGTTTAAAAAGATCTCGGGCGGCTTGCTTCCAAAGGAGTATGAAGCCAAGAATGGCAAAAACAGTTTTTGGAAAATTGTAAACCAGAATCCTAACTTTTGGCTTGATCTTGAACCATTGCCGGACGCTAAAGTATTGTGGGACTATATAAGAGATAACTTTAAAGACCCACAGCCAGTTGTTTTAAGTGCGGGTCAAGGAAATAGAATAGTAGAGCAAAAAACTGCATGGATCAGAAAACACATTGATCCAAGCGTTCGTGTTATTATCGCAAGCAGTGGAATAAATAAACCACAATATATTATTAACCCAACAGCACCAAGCACTACTCATATACTACTTGACGATACAGACAAAAATATTACTGCTTGGGAAAATTCCGGTGAAGGTCGTATTGCTCTGCTGCACAAAAACGCCGCAGACAGCATCAAATTGATACAAAGTATCATATCCAAATGAGTGAAATCAAACTAAAGTCTTTGTTACTCAAAGAGTTTATTGAGGTTTCTGATATGCAGACTCTTGAGAAAGTATCAAAGGCTTTTGCTTTAACTTTATTAACAAACAAAATACTTACAAGTAGACACAAAGATCTTAGTGCGTCGGATCTTGACGCCAGTCAATACGTTGAAGATATAGCAGAAGTTGTTAGAAACGAAGTTATACATTGGATGAACACGGCAAACAGCAGAGGTGGACGATGAAATACCCATTATACAACGATAAACTTGCTCCTATATGGAACATCAATGAAGATGGCGCGAGACTTGATGACGAAGTAAGAAAATCTCTTATCAAGATTGCGATGGACTTTGTGCAGGACTTAAAAAAGAACCAAGATATAAACATCAAAATAGAAGATATACTTCTTATTGGTTCTATCACAAACTACAACTGGACGCCATATTCAGATATTGATCTACATATATCAACTGATTTTTCCAAACTCGATATGACCAAAGAGCAAGCACAGGCTATGTTTGATGCGATTAAAGCCGGTTGGAATAACAAGCACGACATTGTGATGAAAAACTTTGATGTTGAGTTATATGTTGAAGATATAGGCGCAGAACAAGTGTCTGCGTCAAAGTACAGTGTTCTGAGAAACGAATGGATAAAAGAACCAAAGAAAGAAAGTCCAAACTTCAATAAGGCTCTTATAAAAAAGAAGTATAAAGAGTACTCAAAGAAGATAGATGACTTGATGGATGCAGACAGCGAAAAGCCGCTAAAAGACTTACTTGAAAAGATATACAAGTTTCGTCAGGCAGGATTAGATAAAGGCGGCGAACTAAGCGAAGAAAATATCGTATTTAAGATACTAAGAGCAAAAGGTAAGTTGGATAAACTAAAAGACACTGTAGCAAGTATGTATGATGACAAGATGAGCGTGGATGAAAGTGAAAAAATCAACATTTCAGATATACACAAGTTAGCAGACAAAAAAGGAATCAAATGGGACAATGAACCAAGCTTTTTAAAGTTAACAAAGCGTATTACCGGTAAAGAACATTTGGATGATTTGGACCAACTTGGACTGAAGAAGATGATGGCTCACTTAGACAAGAAGATGGGTGTGGATGAAATCGCCATGAACAATAGTTATTATGAGAAGGATGTTCAAGACGCGGCAGATGATATATATGCGATTGCAAAAGCGTTAAAAGTATATCCAGATATTGAACCATATATCAAAAAGATATCATTAAAATACAAGAAGTATTCGGACGATGTGCATATAGACATCGCAAGGGCATTTTCAAAGCTTAGAAAACAACAAATAAAAACATCTTGACATAATATATCGGCGTGATAATATGTCGGTATGCTAAAGAATATCAAGTTTGCCCGGTTTGGTGGGCTTAGTTCAGTCAATCAAAAGGGATATGATTCGAACTGTGATGGCTATCATTCTCCTCCCGCCAAGCGTGGCTTTTATGCGTTTCTTTGGCCGTATTATGAGTTCTTTCTTCTCAGCGGTGGATTATGGACAAACTATCCTTGGTCAATAGGCACCAAGTTCATTTACTTAAAAGACGCCAAGGGTAATATCATTGACGAAAATCATCCTGATCATGAATACTTTTCCAGCACAGGAAAGTATTGGAGCATTCCCACCAAAGAATGGTATTTTCATCATAAGAAACATCCTGAATATGAAGACCCCGAATATGATGCTAAGTTAGAGGCACATTGTATTGATTGGGAAACAAATCACGGAGATAAGCCCAAGTGGGTGTTGGTCCAAAAGCCTTCGCCCAGAATCTTTGAGTACAAAGGAAATATCTGGCATCATTTGACCTGCTATCTCGGACCTTCTGGTACGTTGAAGCAGAAAGGCGGTTGGACTCTTTCGCCATTTGACGAATACGCAAAAGCATTACAGAAAAACATGCACGCTGGTCGCAGGACACAGTGCGAATACAGTTCCAAGAAAGGATTGCCGAAGTCTAACAAAAATCCTTATGTGGGAATATCCAAAGATCATTTAGAAGTTTTTATTGAGAAACTTTAGTTTGCCACACCCATTTACTATGTCCACAGTCCCATATTCTATCAAATCCATTCATTTTCATATTTTCCCACTCGGACAGCGATGAATCGAACGATAGTAACTTTTTATTTAATTTACCTTTCTGCCAGTTTATTCTGCTTTGTAAAGAACGATATCCGTCGATGGTATAATGATAATTTGGTGGAGTATTGTTTGCAAAATTAAATCCAAGTTTAAGATATGTTTCTCCGCTGAAATATCTGCGGTCACTATATGATACTATGCTTTTTGGATTGTATGTTCTCAGGAAATATGCAAAAAGTCTAGAACTGCCACCAATAACGGTTACGTCAATTTTATTACAAAATCTGCTCATCTCCCATTCTACAGTCTTGTCAAATCTGGATTTTACAAACGTCATCGCAGATACAAGTTCATCATTGTAATATAATCCAATTTTAACCGTAGCGTGATCTGTGCCTTGTAGGTGATTTTCATTCAAGAATTTTGTTTTTTCTGATGGATTTATTTCTCTTATCTCACACTTGCGAGCATATATTACTTTGTTTTTCTTGACTAAGATCGCGGCCAAAACAGATTTTGTTATATCTTTCTTATTCATCCACTCGTTCTCAAATATATGAATAAGGCGTATTCCTTTTGTAGACGCCAACTTAGTTTTATTCAAATGGTAATTTTTGTTTTTGCCACCTCCAACTTCAGCGTGCCAATATAACCCATCCGTTTCTATAGCAACATTCTTGTTGGGAAGATATATGTCCAGTTCCAACGGAGATAATATTGCTCTGTTATTTGTTACAATAGGTTCATTTGGTAAAATAGAACGTATGTATTCAACAACATCGTGTTGAAAATCTGACATACTCTTATCACACTTAGAACACTTTACATCCTTACCATTACACAAGTCGTGAGTTTCTGTATTATTACATCTCTTGCATTTGAATGGATATTTTTTGTTATACTTCTTTGTAACGCCGTTATAATCCTCAAACGTAAATTGCAAATCAAAGTTTTTAAATCTCTCGGATGAGATAAATTTTTCAAACATCAACTTTTTGTGCGAGTCTTTGTATTGCTTGCTCTTTGATGCGTGTTCTATTCCATACTTTGTAATGCAAGTTTTAATATACTTTTTTTTGTACTCTTCCGTCTTACGATAATTGTCTACTCCATACTTTTCAATCATCGTAGTTTTCATAGCATCTATGTTGTTGTAATTTTCATCTCCAAATCTTTCCAACTTTGATGTTTTTACTTTTTCAACAAAATCTTTCATTTGCGGAGCATATTCTACTCCGTATTTTTGAAGCATAGATGCTTTATAATTTTCCAAGGTTTCTTTGTTTGTTGCCATTGGATGTCCGCCATACTTTTCAATAAAAGTGGATTTTACACCATCTCTATTTTTCTGTTTTACCTCTGTATTATTTACAGAACAGACTCTAGAACAAAATCGTTGTGTATTTCTTTTTTGATATTTTACCTCGTAATTTTTGCCACAAGTATGACATTTTAAAGATACAAAATCTGGATTTTTCTTTGGTCTAGCCATATTTAGGTTCGTATGCTGATAAATAGTATATAACATATAAAAAACGTCAACATATATTAAAGATGCTTTTTATTTATATGCATAGACAATAACACTTAACCCAATAAAATACTATGGCACAACTACTAGAAGCAAATCAAATATTCTTTACAGCATTTGAACCAAAAGTTCAAAATCGCTTTATCATGAATATTGACGGTATTCCTGCATATCTAATCAAAGCGGCGGCTCGTCCAAGCATCAACAATAACTCTATCAAGCTTGATCATATCAATGTGTATCGCAAGCTAAAAGGTAAGAGTGAATGGCAAGATGTTTCTATTACTCTATATGATCCAATCGTACCATCAGCCGCACAAGCTTGCATGGAATGGGTACGTCTTGCACATGAATCAGTAACAGGTCGTAACGGCTATGCTGATATGTACAAGAAAGATGTACAGATTCAGGTTCTTGGACCTGTTGGCGACATTGTTGAACAATGGGATATCAAAGGAGCTTTTCCTTCAACCGTAGACTTCAATGGTAGCGGTCTAGATTGGAGTTCTCAGGAAGCGTTGCTGGTGAACGTGACTTTAACATACGATTACTGCATCCTACAATTCTGATATATTTTATATCACGAAGAAACAAGACCCAGTAGAAATACTGGGTTTTTTGTTATAAGAAACACTGTAAAAACTAATAAGCTTGACAAGATTTTGTCTACCCCCTATAACCCCGGTATTACCTGAGTGCAGCACAACTTAACTGATTGTTTTTATACATTAGTTAATATTTATATATACTCTATAAAATAACAAATTTAAACTATGAAACGAAGCGAACTAAAAGCACTGATACGTGAAACAATTGAAGAAATCATGAAAGATGATTTTGCTCCACTTGGGGTTGCCGAAGAAAAATTAACCGAAAAGGCTCCTCCCGGTATGAAAGATGATGTAAAGAAAGCAGGAAACACTCCTGAAGCATATAAGGCGGCTTGGAAGAAGTTTTACAGCCAACATGGAGATAAGAATAAAGCCAGCAAACAAATAAAAGAAATGTGGCTTGCTACTGAAGGCGCGGGTAAGCATGATGAAACAGACATGAGTAACCCAGAAGAAAAACGTGAAGTTGAGTTGGCAAAAAAAGCAAGAGATGCAGCTGAAGAAATCTTGAAGATGCACGGCAAATAAAATGACTAAATCTCAGCTAAAGTCTATTATACAAGAAATTGTGCATCGCAAATTGACGGAGCAAGACTTAACAGATCCTACTATGGGAGAAACGGGGTTGTCCGACGCAGACAAAAAAGAACTTGCTAATTTGAAAGCTCAATCAGATAAGTTGACCACTAACATTAAAAAAATAGAAGGTGATGTAGCCAAGCTACAACAAACCATCCAGCCAAAAATGCAAAGAGCGGAGCGCATGAAAGCAAAGCTGCAAAAGCAGCAGTCTGATAATATTCGCAAGCAACAGGCAATACAAGACAGAGCTTGATGTATTATGGATAACATTGAGAAACAGCTTATTGAACTTGAAGAAAATCTTCACAAATGGTTCAAGGAAAAGTGGGTAAGATTTGGACCAGACGGTAAGATACGTGGTCAATGTGCCAGAGAAAAATCAAGCGAAGGTAAGCCAAAATGTCGTCCACTAAAGTCTGCACAAGCGATGGGAAAGAAAGGTAGAGCAACTGCTGCACGCAGAAAGAGACGTGAAGACCCAAATCCAGATCGTAGCGGCAAAGCAAAAAATGTAAAAACCGAGGCTGATAAGATGGATGAACTAAAGTGCTGGAAGGGATACTCACGAGTACGTGGTGTGCCTGCTGGTGCACCAGGTAGTTGTAAAAAGAAAACAGAGGAATCTATAACACCAGAAACCATACATAAACTTGCAGACGACTTAGGTATTGAGTGGGACAACGAGCCAAGCTTTCTTGAACTTACAAAAGAGTTGACGGGTAAAGAACACTTGGACGATTTAAATCAAGCAGAGTTGATGAAAGTTAAAAACCATTTAGAAAAACAAAATATAGCAGAAACAGAGGAATTTACTATGGATAATGTAAATGAAAATCATATGTGCCCTATTTGTGGTGGAGAACTTGTGTCAGAACTATTGATGAACGAAAAGAAAGATGCTTGTTATTATAAAGTTAAATCGCGCTATAAAGTGTGGCCAAGTGCATATGCTTCTGGTGCATTAGTAAAATGCCGTAAAAAAGGAGCAAAGAACTGGGGCAACAAATCAGAAGGCGTTGAAGAACTTGATGAAAAATGGAGCAAAAAATATAAGCGTAGCATTGATTGTAGTCATCCAAAAGGATTCAGTCAAAAAGCACATTGCCAAGGCAGAAAAAAGAACGAGGAAACCCTTATGAAAGAAGAACAACTGAAGAATATAATCAGAGAAATGATAGAAGAGATGTATAACGAACAGAACCAGATGCAAGATGAATGTTGGGAATGTTATGAAGCTGCCATGGAAGAAGGTACCAACGAGGCTTATGAAGAATGCTATCGCAAGACCAACTGGGAAATGGTTCCAGAAGGTGAAGAGCATACTTGCGAAGGCGATGAGTTTTATGAGATTTATGGAGATATTAATGCCGATGCTAAAGAAAACTTGACAGAAGCAGAATATCGTGGTCGCAAGGTAAAACTTGGAAAACCAATGAGGGGCGATGTAAAAAAGTTCAAAGTTTTTGTTAGGAATCCTAAAACTGGGAAAGTAAAAAAGGTAAACTTCGGCGATCCAAATATGAGAATCAAAAAATCAAATCCAAAGAGAAGGAAAAGTTTTAGAGCACGCCACAAATGTGCTACAGCAAAAGATAGAACATCCGCGAGATACTGGAGTTGCAGAGCTTGGTAAAACTTTAAACATATAAATCTATGAAAAAATCAGAACTCAAAGCACTACTAAAAGTTATCACCGAAGAAGTAATTGCTGCAAAGCAAGAACAACTTAACGAA